ATGGTCGACTACATACTGCGTATTCGTGCTTTTGCTAAGGGTGATAGCAGACTGATAAATAGCTCTAATTTCCCGTTTTTCTTGCGTTGTAAGCCACGGTGGAGTAGCCTGTCTATGCTTACGTCTACGAGCTTTTGTATCGGCCCTAACCCAAATTATATTACGTTCTTTCCAAGCTTTTTGATAACTCCGTTTAACCTCAAGAGGGCGAATATTAGCCGCCTCAATAACTTTATCTTTATTTTTTAAATACCATTCATGCTTCTTTTCCCGTACATGACGCTTACGGTTATAGTCAGTAAAATAGTCTTCTCGTTTAGCGGCAGATTCTTTCCAGTGCGTCTTTAAGCACTCAATACAAACGCCTTTTGTTTTTCGCGGCGCAATATGCCCGTGTTTACAGGGTTCCCCCGTAAAATAATACTTAGCATTAGTTCGTCTAGCTTCTTCTCGCGTTCTTGGCAAAGTTGAAATGTCCATATACCCTCCTGAAACTTAGTAACAGGTAATGTACACTAGTTCAACACAAAAGAAAAGGGGGATGAGTTTTACCCCATCCCCCTTCGTAAGTGCCTGATTTTAGGCTACGCCAAAGACGCCCAGTGGGTCACTATAACCGAAGCTATAGCGTTCACGGCTCTTATAACGTACGTTCCCCGTGTCGAAGTCTCCATCCATTGAGTTTTGCAACGGAGTACGCTCGAACATCTTCAGGCCGTTTGGCACGTCCGTCAGGATGTAATAGCCGTGGGTGTCAGTCAAGAAGTGGTTCACTTTGAACCCTTCCGAAATCGTTCCCATAGCCTTCAGAGCGTTGATGTCGTTGTCCGAGGTGCCAACACGCAGCTCAGTGTCAAGCAGACGCTTGGCAACGAACATTTGGTTTGGTGGGACAACAAGCTTACGAGGTTTCGCAGCGATCAACAGACCACGCTCGTCCGTCCAGCCAGCAATCTGAATCGTCGCCGCTTCCAGCGAAGTTTCGTTGAGGTCAGGTGAGGTCGAGAAGGTGTTGCTGTTCGTACCGCCAGAGACCAACGGGTGAGCAGTCGAGAACAAGGTTTGACCATCGCCACCAGTATACTGGACATTGAACCCGTTATTGATGATAGCAGCAGCCTTGACTTGCTTCGTGTACGCCATAGCGCGGGCCAAAGCCTTCGTATAACGCTTGGAAAGCGAGTCATACAAGTTGTCTTCAATCGCTTCTTCAGTGATCGAAAAGCCCAACGCGATGGTCTCGTGGTTGTAACGAGCAGTCCATGCTTCTTGTGCGTTATCGTACGCAATCGCTTGACCTTCGTTTTTCACCGGAGCCGCGTTAAAGCCCGACAGCTTGGTCTCTTCTTCAAAAGAACGCTCTGAAGTTTCCACTTCAAATAATTCTTTATGCTCTTCGCCATAAGAGGCGTACTCCAGACCGAACAAAGCGTTCAATCCCGGGAGTAATTCCTTCAATAGTTGTGCGCGTGAAATTGCCATGTTTATTTACTCCCTATTACACGCCAGTTGCGATTTGATAGGCTTGGTAACCGAAGTTCCATCCCACAATCACTTCCGGATAACCAACAAAAGATACCGCGCCGTTCTGAGTCCAAGTCACAGAAGACGACACAGTAACAGTGTTAGTGCTCGTAACAACGCCCGTCACGTAAGTCGTGTTGCCCGGTGCGCCAGCATTGGTGCCAGAAACGCCGCCAACAACAACTTGCATACCGGGTTGTAACCCAGCAGACGAAGCGACCACAAACGAAGTGCCCGAACCAGAGGCAGAAGTAATGGTCGTGGAGACCGTCACAGCCGTATCCGGAACTAATTGGACAATTCGGAAACAAGGCGAGGTGCCCGCACCGGTAGCAACGGTTTGCGGGATGTTACCAGCAACCGAAGACGAAACAGTGGGGTTACCGCCAGACACGCCAGCATACGAGTCGCCAGTCGAAGAGCTACCGCCGTTACCCGCGATTAAGAACGCATTGGTTCCTAAGAAGCGAGGCGACATGTAACCAATCGTGGTTCCAGTGTTTGCTTGAGTGTTAGCAGAGCCTTGAGCTTGCGACACAACTGCCACGCGGAACAAAGCTTGAGGGTCATCGACCACATAAGCAACCGCGTCAGGAGCATTAGTGCCACCAGCGTAGTATTGATAAGGGTTTTTGCCGTAAATCGGGCCACCAGTCGTGCTGTATGTGCAACCAACAAACACGCCAAGCTGACCAACATAGCCAGATGCCAAGTTTGAAGAGTTGGCGTTATAGCCAGTAATGATAGCGTCGCCAGCCGAAAGAGATACTACGTCACCATAATAGATGCTCGTAGCATAACCCTGCTGGATGGGAATCATGCGGGTTGATCCAGAGTAAACTCGACCGCCCAACAGATTCACCGGTTTTAGCCCGTATGGGGCCGAAACAGTCGGATATGCCATTGAAGTCTCCTAAAAAATTAAAAATTACTTCCCACGTCCAAAGGAGACCGTAGATTTCTTTTCAGTGAACATATCCATGTTCGATCTACCATCTCTTTCCCGCAGGAAACTATTGTCTACACCATCCATCTGAGCTTTGTTCATATTGTCGTAGTAAGCGCGACGCTGTTTCACTCGCTCTTCAGGCATCTTGCACAGGAGCAAACCACCAATCTCAACGCAATCTTTAAATCGACTGGTCGGATTGTCATCTGCTAAGTGCATAATCTCTGGAACATCAGAAGCCTTTACAGGTTCCCAACCTTCCCTAAACCTTGCGGATACGTTAGTAGGGTCATTAGCACCCATATAGCTAATCCGGATATACTTGAACTTCCAGCCCGGTACGGGATTCGGCTCAGGTAATAATTGTGGCGGTGCCCAACTCTCTTCACGAGCGGTTGCGTTCCGATTTTCTAACTCACGAGCTTGATGATTCTCAGCCATTTGTGTTCTCCAATTTCAGTTTTTCACGGGCATACGCTTCAGGGGTCAATCCTAATCTTTTTGCAATTGCGGCTTCAGAGGCCGTGATACGGACTTGCCTAGAAGAACTTGTAGACCGTGTTGCCGGAGCAACTACAGTGCTGATCTTGCGGGCAGGTTTTTCAGACTCTGATCCCGTGGTTTGCGATTCCTCATCAAAATAATCAGGAAATCGTTTTTTCATCGTCTCATCAACTCGTCGGTAGTAATCGTCGCTTCTTGGGTCGACGCCTGACCGGACTAACTTTTCATGCAGACCCAGAGCGAGGGCAGTCATCTCCTCATCTGTCCCAAACCACTCATTGTTCTGTCTCCAAGCTTCCGCTTTGGGGTCAGCAGCTACACGAGATTGTTGAGCTGGAATCTGTGGTTGATTTTGTACACTAAAATCTGACTCTTGTACAGAGGGTCTGAAGTTTGAAACTTCTTTTAGTTTCAATTTAGCGTCCGTCAAAGCCTCCTGAGCTTCCGTGATCTTGTCCGGATCACCTGACTCATAAGCGCGCTTTAAGCTTGCTTTGGCATTATCTAACTCAGCATTAGCTGACTTAGTAACTTCACTGATGAATACCTTTTCACCAGCTCCAAGTCTTTGTTTTAATTGACGATTTTCTTCATAGGCCCGCTGTGCAAAAGCAAACGCCTCTTCTTTTTCACGAGCAGCGGCTTCCTTAGCCCTACGCTCGTCGTGCCAGACTTTTTTCATCTGGGAAAGGCGCTTTTTAACCTTATCGGAATACTCCTCAAGGTCGTCTTTTTCCAGTTCTTCTACTAAATTTTTGGGCAACGGAGCGCGATTGCGGTCTGCTGCGGGGGTGTCATCCACCACTTCCACGTTGAATTTATCGTCAAGTTCTTGATTTTCCGACATTTTTAGCCTCCTGCGCGTGAGATACCACGCGGGTCTTCGACAACGCCGTCAACGCTGTCATCGTTAATGATGCGCCATTCAGTCCCGTGGATTCGCACCCGCGTTCCTGCATAAGCTCTTGTGATAATAAAATCGCCTTCTTTACACCACGGCCCTGAAGGGAACCGCTTCTTGTCTTTATAAGCATCCGGCCCGACCTTAGCTACAAACAGCACTAGGGTTGTTTGCTCTTCGATGTTCACCGTCCTATCAGACTTTAAGATGGCGCTGTCGCCAAACGTATCCTCAATTTTAGGCACCATACATAAAATATGGTATCCAGTCGGTTCAGGAAGCTGTTTTGCTTTCCGTTCCACTTCACTCATTGTCTTATCGACATCTATATCAGCCATCATCTTCCTCCACTTTTTTTGCAAGGTCTAAAATTAGTTGCACCGCAAAGTCAAGTCCTTGAGTGACCCCGCGTAGTCTGCTGTACTCTTCTTGCGGAAGAGCCTGTCTAATCACTTCATCCTTAATAATCTCGCGCTGCTCTTTAAGTTTCTTGGTAAGATACTCAGCAGCGTCAGTCGTTTGCATTTACTACTCCTTTGGTTTCTTTGATTGCTCCCGTTGATGTTCTATTGTTGCTACATGTTTCAGCGCATCAATAGCCATTTTTGATTTCTCATGTTTTGCATCTTGTTGGCGAGAGCGTACATCTACGCCCAATTTTGCGCCTTCAAACTCTTGTTTTTGTCGGTGTTTCTGCACATCAACTCCAAGTTTCGCGCCTTCCAACTCATGCTTACCAATGATATCTTTCTCGCGCAGTCGCATATCATCGGCTTTACCTGATGCGTCAATGAGGTCTTTTTGCTGTTTGCGTTTAGCTTCAGCTTGTTTGAGCTGTGAGTCCAACTGGAACTGCTGGGCTTTAATCTGCATCTCAAGTTGCTTGACCTGAGACTCCAATTGCATCTGCTGTTGTTTGAGCTGTAATTCAGCTTGTGCTTGCTGGCTTTGTAACTGCATTTGTTGCTGTTTAAGCTGCAATTCTTGTTGCTGCATCTGAATGATGGGGTCTTGCATTTGCTGCTGAATCTGCTGCTGTTGTTGCTGAGACTGATTCTGCTGCAATAGTTGTTGAGCAGCCATCGCTGACAACATTGCCATCTGATTCTCTTGCTCCGGCGGTAGGTGACCTACATCGTCGTCATCCGCTGACGGGCCTTCACTGCCTCCACCCAATGCTGATTTAGGC